CACCAAGCCATCTATCACAGCTCTCGGCATAAATAGCACCATCCATGTCGGTTGTTTGTATTCCGGCTGGAACTAGCCTTGATGCAACTGCTTGACTTGTCCGTTTGCTGTATGCAACAGTCTGAGTGTTGTATTTTCTGACATAAGGCGCAATGTCATTGGCAACTGCCAAATCATTTAAGCTGTAATCATTTGACCAAGTGTGTAGCAATTGCACATAAAATCTTTCACCGGCTAATTTCTGAGCAGCAACTAATGAGCCAAATTTTCTATCAGGCGATAAATCTAAACCAAGCCAAGTAGGTTGCTCTGGGTCTAATTGTATTGGCTCTATCTGACAAGCTGCCCACTTTTGCGGATCAATTGCGCTGTTTATGGTATCAACCCATTGCGTAAGCAATTCAGTTCGCACAATATCAGGCGGATCATTTATTGCAGCTAAGATATTATCTGGATGAATTGTTATGCCTAGCGATGGATTGGCTTGAGCAAATGCTGACCAGTTAATAGCACCTGACGGAAGGTGTATCGGTGCATCTGGTTCGGCACTCCACTCAAACCAACCAATCGGATCGTTGGTCGTAGCTGAAGCCAACGCTCTCTCACGCAATTTGTTCAATATAACAGAATGCTGATCACCAGCTGATGAATACACCCAAACCTGTGGGTTTTTTGCACTCATCATTGAGTAACGCATTGACGACCAAGCATCTTCATCTTTGTATTCTCGCAACTCATCCATGTGAATTGTTTCAGGTTTGCTTAAACCTCTAGCTGCATTGTTAGCAGCCTTGACCACAAACCGCCTGTTGCCAAATAACTCTATTTCCTCTGCACCATGTTGCCAGCGGATTTTTTTTACTTCCTTTTCAAGTGCCGGATGTGTTTCTATCAATGCAACAATCTGTCTAAATGTTTCTAGTGATGTCGTAAGTCTGTGAGCTGATGCAAGCTGTAATCCTTCACCCCACACAAACATGCCAGTCAAGATACGCAACATCATTAATGTGCTCTTGCCATTCTGCCTACTAAGGCACAACCCGACTTCGCTAGTTGCCCATCTGTTGTCTGTTTTAACTTTGTGAGCATGAATAGCAACAAACTTTTGCCATTCCATCAGCTCTATGCCAATCTGCGCTGCAAAATCAATCATTTCCTGACCTTTAGACGGCAAATCATTGAGTTTTGAACAAATACGCGGTGTTTGAACACCTCCTAATGTCGATTGAGCGTGATCTAGGCTTATCTCACCAGTTTTAAGGTCAATCAAATCGATCCAGTCTGATCGTGGCTGATCGAGGTGTTTTGTGGGTTAGAAAAGGAACGGGGGGTCGGTGGTGTCTTATCGCTCACAAAAAAACGCCCCCCCTTACTTAAATTACATCTACGACATGAAGCAACTAAATTGTCATCGCTATCTAATCCACCTAACCTTCTAGGTATCACATGATCCACAGTTGTAGCCTCTTGATTGCAGTATTGGCAAATGAACTGATCACGCCTCAAGATGCGACTGCGTATCTGTCGCCATCTATGCGTTGATCCAGTAGATCTTAGAGCTGACTTACTCATCAATACCATCCTTTAATCTTATGATGCTTTAGTGCATTGCAAGGATTATCGTATCGCTTCTTTATATACTTTAATTGCCAATCAATCTGTTTATATCCATCAACTGTACTAAGCCACTTAGATCTACCTTGAGGAATACCATAATGACTACCATTCTTGGCTTTTGGATTCCATCTTGATTCTTTGTAATTTAACTCATCTAAACAATAGAAATGATCAAGATTATTAAGCTGTATAAAAGCCCATTGACGATAGTGATTGGTTCGATCAAAAGCTGCAACGGAATCATCTTTTAATAAGCCTAAGTTCAAGGCTATGAACAGAGGTATCACCAAACCAAACCTTGCGATCTTTCTGCTTCGCAGATCGCCCTTTCGCTCTGAAAGCGAATTTGCGTTTAAGGGTAGCATGGTCTGTCAAATCCAACAGCATAACCGCAGGTCAGACCGCGTGTCGCGAAATGGCACAATTGAATACTGATCAATCCATTTATCATCAAATCCTGACTCCATCATATTGACATCCATCCAATGTATTCTGAATTAGGGTTATCGATTAGCCATTGCTTACGCAATTGGTTCTGGTAAGCCCAGTTAGTATTCCTCGACCATTGTTGAGCCATCGCTTTTGCGATACCTGGGAAAGTCTTTGATCTAGCAATAGATCCAGCTGCAAACTTCTTTCCTTTGTAATGCGCCCGATTCATGCGACCACCTCCACCATTTATAAAAGGTTGATATTCAGTTAATACATTTGTAGGCACTAACTCAGGTAAGTTCTTGAGCCACAGGCAAGTTTTCTTAGAATATGGATCACCAAACTGATATGGCTGGATCATTTGAGTTCTAGGCGGTAAGCCAATTATTTTCATTGGTAAAGGGTTTTCAATGGCAATGTATTGGGCTGGTGCGTTGTAAATAGCCATAAAGAACTTTTTAGCCTCCATCGCTTTTTGGTAGCGATCTTGGTCAATCTGACCCTTTTTAGGATACATTCTGACTGCACCACCATTGGTCATGTAAGTGCATGGCGGGAACCCTATGATCATATCCCAACCATCATTGAGATAACTCAAAACATCGCCTTGAATATGCCATTCGGGATGCTCACCAGAGGTAGGCAAAATATCGCATGAATATGCTTTATGACCCCACGCCCTAAATTCTTTACAAACCGCTTGGCTTTCCTCGCAAGCAATAAGAACTTTCAATTCATTGCCAATATTGCGCATGTATGGCACTCCATTTCAGCAAACATCCATGATCCGCATTTAGTGCATCTCTGCACAGGTTCTTGAACATCGGTTTGTTCAGCTAGATTCTTTGTGCCAACGGCTTGACATTTGAGGCATTGAAAGACCCTAAAGCCTTCATGCGTATCAAACTCATCAAGCCAAACAAACTCAGAGTTGGCTGAGCAGAAATTGCACCTGAACTTAACCAAGTTTTCCTGCCCAACCAGTTCCCTTAAAGATTGTTGGCACAACTGTATAGACACGCCTTAATGGCTCATCACATACTTGACAATTAGGGATTTTATGATCCATTGGTAATTCCAATACAATCAGCGTTCCCTCTTTGTCGCACATGTAATCGTAATTAGGCATGGTAAGGAATCCTGTTAATAGTGTGGCAGGAATAGCATCGAAGCAGATCGCCCTCATGAAGTAATCTGTCATCGTTGCATGTATCGCAAGTGATTGTTGATGGCTCTACCTTAACTCCATCATCCGTAAAGGAAGCAGTTAGACCAGAGCCGTCAATGATTTCTAAATAACCCATTTATTCACCTCCTTCAAAATACCATTTTCCATTAGCTGTAAGTTTTGCCCACTTGGCTTCACATTGTTTGGCTTTGCAAACATAACCATAATATGGCTTACCTCCTTTTGAGATTCCTTCTTTCAAAATATGACCATGCTGACATGCAGGTGGCTCATTAGGTGTTGATGCACCAATCTCAGCAACCACATCACCAACAGACCAAGCAACTGGCTCAGGCTTTTTATCAGCTGCAAAACTATCTCTTAGGATTGTTTCAATCTGTGCTGATTTAGTGCCGGGCTTGCCATACATGTTTTGCCTTGATTCCAACTTCTCTTTAAATGATGGGTTGATTTCAACCTTTCGCATGTCATCCTTTGTTGCGGTTTTGTCAGAGCCTTTAAGTAAAATAATTGCCCTGCCTAAACTGCTGGTTGCAGTATCCTCAACATAAAACTTTTTCATGTTAGGAATGTAAGTATCTCTTGATCCAAAGGCAATGTTGCTAACAGCTGGTGATGAATCTGTCGCATCACGCCACAGCGTTGCTTGCACCAAGATATAACCTTTCTCAGCATCATGACTGATAACTGATATGTCTGATCTACCCATCGGATAATTGGCAATAAACCATTTGTTTAGCGTTGCCACATCCTCATAATCCTCAAGATTAAATGCCATTATTGCTCCCAACTATCGTCTTTGACTGCATCGAGTACGGTTTTATAGACAGCACCATAGGCGATGAAGTCTTTGATACTGTCCTCGTGATCTGGTGTTTCTGTAAGCCGAGAAACCTTGACCAATGCCATACATAATGCAGCTTGGTGTGGTGTGATAGGGAAATCGAGATAGGCAGACCATAAGCCTGCAATTCGCTTGTGATTGTAGAATGGATGACCATAGACACTTCCGCGCTGTTGCAGCGTAGTAATGACCTCATCGAATAAAGCCTCAGTTGTGCTTTTCATAATCAAACACTTCATCAGATTTGCGCTTGGTTTCAACCATTCGGCGGTGCATGTCCCAGCCATCTTTGCGACCACGCCAATAAGCTGTGCTCTTAGCGTTTCCTAATGATGAGTAATAAAACATGATTGCAAATACTGCTGCAAAAAATATCCAAGCAGCTTGTAGATCGGTCATAATGTTGCTCCCTTACATATCCACAGACCCTCTGTGAATACATAAAGTATGACCTAAATCAAGGATTGTTGGGAAATTACTTTCGGCGTGTTATATAACGATTAGATAACGCCAAGAGCCTCAAATTGATCGATATGATCATCAATCGTACGATCCCGATAGTCGGTTTCAAGCCCCATAATACCTTTTATTGTAGCGGAATGAGCCGTCATGATTGACTGGCACTAATTCCACAGAATGACCGCCTTTGCCAAAAGTCATGACCACAAATCCCATGTTCCAGTCAGCTGAGGCATATTTGAGATACGAGGCTTTGTTTTTCATATCCATGAGATGACCTGCCTCAATGCCCCAAATTGTTGAATAACGCCCGTTTAAGCCAGTTTGGTGGCGAACTGCACCTTGTCTATGGGTATGCCCACAAACTACCCCTCCATTGGCTCCTGAGTGCCATTTTTTGGCTAAGTTTAAGGCAGTTATACCGGCATGCTTAGACATGACACCTTCATCGCCATGAGCCAAAAAGAACCCACGCTCAAATTCGTATGCTCTCTTATGGAATCTTATTCCAAGATCTGAATAGCCCATGAATTTTTCAAACACTAACTCAGGCAATCCTAGGAGTGATGGTGCGCCTTTTAGCAATGTCGTAAATAGGCGATCAGTATGGTTTGATCGAATGATGTCGGTAGTGCCAAGATCAAAAAGAATGTCCTGAGCAATTGATCTTTCTTCATGCAAGGTTTCAGCAAATTCAGTTTTAGTTCCCTTTACCCAACGGCTTTGGGAAGTCATATCCAGCTCATCGCCAACATTTAACACATAATCAAATTTTTCATGTTTGCTCATGCGAATGAGATTCTTTACAGCTTGTGGGTGGTGCAGAGGAATTTGTAAATCTGGCGTTATCAAATACCTTCGGTTGGCTTTAATTAATCGTCATCCTCATCGTCAGTTGGATCTATGGATGGGATGATCCCACCATCGCCCACAATCCAATCAGGGAAAGTCTTATGTTCGGTCATTAACCAGAAAGCATGCTCAGGTGTGAATCCTGCTTTTCTAGCTGCCTTATAGCACTCATGTAGAGCTGTGTAATGTTGATCTAATTTAGATAATGGCTCAGGAGTGTGGCGAACGACGCGACGATTGATCTTTTTCCGTTTATTAGGTTTTCGTGTGTTCGCCATAGGATAAGGCTACTTCCGCTCAGTAAGAATTCTCATCATTTCCTCTTGGCGTGTTTCTATTCTTGCCAAGCGATCTGCTAATGATGATCCTGAATTAGGAGTTAAAGTCCAAAGCCATCCTTTAATAAGATAACGCAGACCCGTAAAGAAAGCCACTAATACGGCGCAAATGCCGGCGGCGAAGCCAGCCCATTCGGTTGGTGTCATTTCGCATTAAGTCCGTAATCAGCTTCGCTCCCTGATTTTGGATCTAATGCTTTTGCTAATGGTGCAACTAATGCTCCAGCCAATACTGCTAACTCTGGTCGAATATCAGCCACAATTGCTAAAGCAACAGTTATGCCTGATGCTGCCACAGCTCTTAGGTAAGACTTGATTGCTGCCTTGTGTTTGTTTGTTAGTTTCATGCCTTGCCTCCTAGTAGTGGGATGTTAAAGAAATCTGAATTCTTGTCTTGATCTTTTTTGAAACTGATATGAATATGGTGATTGTGCTTATTGATGCCTTTGTATTTTCTCCAACGCCAACCCAAGATTGGTGAAGCAATTTTTTCCTGGTGGATTACATAACTGATGCGCCCGTTGGCTTTCCCGTATTGTCGAATTTGATCTGCCAAGTATGCTGAAATCCCTTTGTCGTCAGAAAGCCTAGCGTCAATATCAATTGCTCGCACGCATCCGTCTGCATCTGGGTTATGGTCGCTGGTTCGTGTGCTATGTCTAGCATCACCAAGCCACCCATCAGATTTACGCAAACGCTCTGGGAAGGAATCATCTACTTGCTCTCTAAATTGAACAGCAGATTTTGATAACCAAGGTTTCATTAGCCAAGCAAAACTTGTAGTTCATCAGCTGTCAAACCTAAACGATCGGCAATGGCTTGGCGTGCTGCTATTTTTGCTTCCAATTCAGATTGGCGTGCTGCTATTTCAGATTCACGCTTTTCTCTAATTTTCTTTTCAGCTGTGGTTTCATCACGCTCAACAATTGATTCCTCGCCTGTTTGAACATCAAATATCTTTTCAACAATTTTCATATTATGCTCCATATACATAGACAGTTCCAGCATCAAAATTACCGCTGGAAGAAATTAAAGTGATTGAGCTGATTGCAGAACTTCCAGCATAATAACCGGTGAAATTGTAAGGCTCTGGAGAAGAACCCCCAGCAGTTGAAGCAACTTGAATTGGTTTAATTCCTGAAGTATTTGTTCCCTCAATAGTAGCAACAAAATTACCATTTGATGATGCTGGTGTTCCGGTGTAAAAAATATCCCAATAGCCAATGCTGCCAATACCTTGATTGTATTGTGCTCCGGCACTTGAACTGTTATTTATTCCAAAACCTGTGTAATTGTTAGCAGTTGAATCAGCGTTTAATCTCAATCCCATGCCAAAATAACTTGATGTAGTTGATGCTCCTATGCAATAAATTAACAATTTATTTTTTCCAGAAATGCCGCTTACCGTAATTTCTGTTGCTGAGGTCAAAGATGTGCCACCAGCATTGATTAAAGTAAAATTATCAGATCCGCCAGCAGGAGCAGCCCAAGTTGGAACGCCTCCTGAAACAGTTAAAACATTTCCTGTTGATCCAATGGCTAATCTAGTGTTGGTGTTTGCTGTAGATGAACGATATTCAATATCGCCAAGTGTTGTTGATGGGTTTAGATTCTTGGTCGTTGTGTCAATTGAAGTTCCAAGTGATCGAATTGCTGCTGCACCATCTTTAACCAAAGCGGTATCATCTGGAGTAGTCCAGCTGTAGTTCGTAGTAGTTGCCATTTTTCTCCTATAATCAGGCTACGATTGTAGCGTATTCCCATGTCAAAGTATTGCTTAAAGTGTTCCATGCCTCAGCTGCTGAAACGGCATTCCATCGGGTTGCAACTTGGCTAAAGGCAACTGGCGATAAATTGATAGTCAAAAACAACTCGTTAAATCGAGTGCTCCAAGACCACCCCTCAACATAACCTTGGAATCGACCCAATGAAATCTGTAAAGGTAAATTTTGAATATCTAACGGCTGACCCATAAATATGGTTAAAAGGTTATCTCGATCGGAGTCATCTATTTCAGGATTGGTAATTGGAAAAGTTATTGATTGAAATACTGGCAATGGAAAGGCTCTTTGAGCAATATATCGATCAGCCACTTCTTGAGCACTTGTTGCATCATGTAAGACTGTGTTAATGCTTTCTGATTTATAGCCATAAAGGGCAATCGATGATGCACTACTAGCAGTCTTTTGAGATCCATAGTTATTGCCGTAATTGATATAAATATCATTACGAATATCACCTGATCTAGTAATAGTTGATAAACCTTGACCTAAAGCATGGTTGGCATCTAAATCAACATAACCATTAGCTGCTAAATAAGTTTGGCGATGGTCAGCATCAGCATATCCAATATCACCATTGGGAGATTCATAAATATAACCAAAAGCACTATTGGCAATTAAACTCACGATATTGTAAAGAGTATCTGGCTCAGCTGCTCGGTTTTCCATGGTATAAAGTCCAGGAGTATCAATTTCACCTAATCCTTGATTTTCTGCATTTGCCCAAGTTGTTGTTGCGTTATATGTTGCCCAAGTTGTTGATGACGGCACATCATTCCAAGCACCCAATAAAAGACTAGATAACAAATCATAAATTTGGTTGCCATCCTCATCTTGAGCAATTGTGCCTGTGTAGATTTCTTTGGCAAGTTTGACCAATGAACCCATTGCCAAGATTGTATAATTGACTACAGTAGCCAATGATCCAGTTGCGCCGACTTCAACAGTTAAATCAGTAATATCTCCACCAAATAAACTAACATAATTTCCACTACTGTTTTTGACTTGTAAATCTAAACTGTCATTTATTGCAAATGGCAAAGTTTGACCAGATAACGCAACAAGACTAACTTGCAAATAAGATGGGTTTGGCTGAGAATAAATATCATCTCGACCCGCTTGATGAGTTATGTCAGCAATTGCAATGTCTGTGTAATCAACCCCAGCAACTGTGAGTTTCCAGTCAGGTGTCCAGACAGTCATCAGCCGCCCTTAATGCCTGAATTGTAAAGCTGTGGAACTGACCTTTGTGCTGATTGATTTAATACTTTTGCAACCGCTCTTGCAGCACCCTCAGAATCGACTGATTGAACTGTGATGTTATTTACTGTGGTTCGGTTTTCTCTAGTGTTTGATGAAACTGATGGCAAAGCTGGTGCGCCTAATAATCCACCTGAAGTTGCGCTTGGAGCAATGTTTGGAATGTAGCCAACATTAGTTCCCGGAATTAAATTTACAATTCTAATTGCTTGGTTAGCAAATTCAGTTAATAAACCAATTGCCTCTCTTATAAAGGTAATGAGTTTGCCAATAACATCTGCAATAAATCCAATTGCCTTGCCCCAGTTTTCAGCACTCTTTTGGCTTTCATCTAATGCATCACTTAATCCTTTATCACCGGTCAAACCTGCAATAAATCCTTCAACAGTTGGAATTCCTGTTAATAATAAATAGTTAATAAATTTCTCAACATAAGGCAATAAAATCTCGCCTAATTTTTCCTTGGCTTCCTCAAATGCAACACTTAGCCGATCAATTTTGCCTTGGAATGTTTCGGCATTTGTAGCTGCTGCTCCACCATAAAGATCTGATAATTTTTCTTGAATCTGTGTAAATGTCATGGTCTTGAGTTCGGCATTTGATAAACCGATTCCAAGTTTGCCCAATGCCGCTTCTTGTCCATCATGGGCTTTAGCCAAGGCAGCTGCAACAGTTTCTAAGTCTTTTCCAGATCCTTTGCTAATGTCTAAAGCAAGACTTAATAACTCTTGAGCCTTTGTTGTATCTTTTGTTGATACTGCCAATCTTTGCAAAGCTGGGCGCAATTGATCATCAGCAACGCCTGTGGCTAATGAAGTCTGAAGGATCATGTCCTCAGTTGCCTTTATTTGGGCATCAGTTGCCCCTGTAGCCTCTCTTAGGGCATTGGCTAACCTTAACTGTGCCTGCTCATCCTCTATCGCAGCCTTGACCCCGTCAATGGCTAATTTAGTGCCATAGGCAACGGCAGCAGCAGCAGCAACCGCAAATGCAGCAGCAGCCTTCTTTCCAAACTCTGAAATTTTGTTTGAGTTATCCTCGACCGCTTTATCAGCTTCGCCAAGTTTCTTTTTTAGATCATCGACATCAGCAAGGATCGATAATTTAAGCGTTCTATTACCGGTTGCCATTAGACCCATTCCTTAATAATTCGATCAAAACTTTGTTCCCACTTGTTAATCAATTCAGGCTGAATTCTGCGAAGGGTTGGATATATGAACCATCCTCGAGATCCACGACCTTGCCTCCCAGAATAACTGGGAAACTGTTTGAACTTATTTGAACCAAACTCAATGCCACCCCATAGGGTTTGCGTAGTAGCACCACCTGAAAACTTTTGTCGTGCGAAGCCGTAGCTGAACTCACCGATCTTACTTGATTTAGAGATGCTAACGCCGTCTGCGACTCTTTCCGCAACCTTGCCAGCCTTTGTTCTAGTTCTAGCTGCCTGCTTAATTTCCTCTGATGCAAAATACGCCAAAGCAGCAGATTGCGCTCTTGCTTCCTCAGTAGCCTGCTCATCCATAAGTTTGAAGGCTTTGTAAATATCACGCAGATCTTTTTTATTGTAGGCAATAGTTTCACTTGCCATACTTTGCCTCCAATACTTCGATCGCTGTTAATATGTCATCCGCATCAACCCACTCTTTCATCGGTATCTTGGTGGCAATTGCCAACTCAACCAATAATCGATTTAGGCTTCCTGCTGGGTGGCTTTTGGGTTTGCATCACCGACAATTACATCGCTGACAGTTTCCATCCAAGCCTCAAATGGTTTCACTGGGCTTCCTGCATTTTCTCGCTTGTTAGCGTTGTATGCCAAGAACATAAGATCCCACATTCCAAGTTTATCTTTTGCTTGGCTTATGGTATGACCAGTAGATTTTTCCCACTTTGCCCACTCAGGCGGTTGGGCTACATAAGTGGCTTGCTCGCCTGAGTTATATTCAATTGTAATTGGTAGTTTCATTTTTTGCTCCCGTTTCTACTTTTTAACTAAATGTTTCTGAAACCTCACCACGAGCAACTTGGAAAGTGAAAGATACTGTTTGAGCATCTACTCCTGAGCCACCTGCAGTTGGGTACACAGGCAATACTGGGAACACAAATTGTGCGCCAGTTGCAGCTGTAAGGGTAATTGAAATTTCTGAGTTTGGTGAAGTATCGCAAGCAGTCCATAATGCTTCACAAACTGAGTTTGTTTTGCCCCAATCTGCCAACATATCCAATTGGAATGTTCCAGATGTATTAACTACTTTGTAGGCTTCGCCATCAAGTGTCTGGTAAGTTTGACGATCAAACTCTTTTGTTAGAACTGCATTGGTCGCCTGTGCTTCGATGTCTGTTCCACCTGTGAAAGACAGCGAAATATCACGACCGGTTATTACTGTGGTTGCCATGATTCTCCTTAGATTGTGCGTGTGTAATAGGTAGAAACTCGAACATCTGCAATAAGCAGAGTGCTTGCTCCAACTTGCTGAACTGTTGGTCTTTCGACCGAACTGACAATGTATCCAACTGGAATAACTGCCAGAACACTAACGATCAATTGCTCGATGTTGTCGAGTGATGCAGGATTGCTGTTATATGCAACTGCAATTGAAATAGTAAAATTTACCTTGGCTCGAATGTTTGATTTGTTGATTGTTTCGAATTCGAGATATGGGCTATCTGGAACAACAACCACAGCTGGAGGAATAACTGTTTCAGGCACAAAGCCATAAACATTTCCTGCAACGCTTGATAAAGCGGTTGCTAAAGGTGTTCTGATCTGCTCAAGGATTGTCTGATTTGGCATTTATTGAGCCATGCTATCTGTGTCAATATATGAGCCAAGCAAACCAACGCATTTATTAAATAATGATCGACCCATTCTGAAAGGTGTAGATGTAAAATCTACTCCTTCGATTTGTCCTCCACCGGCAAGTCTTGCTTGGAAAACTTCGACTGAAACTGTATAGACGGCTGATTGAACAGCTGCGTTTCCAACATAAGTTGATGCGCTAGAAAGGGTAGCAGTTCCGGATGGGATGACATTAGCCGCGAGTATATCGGCATTAGTGATCGATGCTGAAAAGGTATATTGTCCAAGATTGTCTGCCAAGATTGTTCTTGTGCCGTTGTATGGGCTTCCGCATCCTGTGATGACAACTGATTGTCCTTCGGTAAATTCATGAATTCCTAATGTAGTAAATGTTGCAACATTATCTGTTAATGAAGTTGCTTGAATTGGGCTCTTGAATGAAACGAGCATTGGCAGAATAACTGATTCTGCTGTATCAATAATTTGATCTAAATATGCGTCATTGTATAAAGATGATGACACACCAAGCACGCTTCTCAACTGTGTGGCTGTAATTATGCTTGGCATGTCATCTCCTTTTGTTCTCCCATTATTAGCTGCCTAGGATCGGGAGCAACCCTAGGCATTAAGTTTGCTTAGTTAATTAAGCAACCATCCATCGGTAAGCGCCAGCGCCAACCTTTGTTGCAAGTGCGCCATAGCCGTAGTATGAAACCTCGATTTGACCATTTAAGGCAACATTGGTTTGCAGTCTTACGCGTGGGCTCTCGAACCATTGGTATGAATCTGGATTAACGATCATGATTGTGTTATCGCCAGTTCCAGATAGGTTGCGATCAACTCGGAAGTTTAATCCAAGTAGGTTTCCAAGCAGTCTGTTTGAACCTAGATCTCCACCTTGGTTGAAGTTGCCAATCAAGTTCTGGTAAATAGGGCGACCTGCATCAGCAAGGTTTTGAATCGCTCCCCATTGTGCTGGAGATACTAGAATGTTTTGAGCAACTCCTAGTGTGTTTGTGTAAATTGAAACACCTGCATCGGATACGAAATCAAGCAAGTTGTCAGCAGACATTGTGCGGTTTCCGCCATCTGTGCCACCTGTTGATAGTCCGTTTAGAACTGCTTCATCTGTTGCCTTTGCGTATGCGTACTCCATCTGGCGTACTAATTCATCAAAGAACGCTGGTGATGAACGATCTAGAAGTTCAACTGAGAATGTTTGTCCTCCAGCATATTTCTTAACATTTACAGTTAAGAATGAGTTTGTCATTCCTGTTTCGATAATTGCATCTGCTTCTGTTTCCTCTTGAACTACAGGAACAGCTGTGATTTTAGGAATTTCAAATGTCATTCCTGCATCTGGTAGAACGCCACGAGAAATAGAATCTACTGCTGGGCGATCTGCGTTTGAAAGTGGATTGATGATCTCTGTCAATTGACGAGTTGGAATCAAACCTGCGTTGTTAGAAGTTGTATCATCCGCAGCGCGAACATACATCTTTGAGTCATCATTTCCTAGTGCAGCGCGTACTGAGTGCTCTAGGTATGTTGCTTTATTTACGATTGGTGAGCGTGGCTTTGTGTAAGCAACTGGTTGAGCTGCCATAACAGCCACAGGCTCAGACTTTGCAGCTTCTACCGCTTCGGTTGCGATAGGAGCATCTGAAGTAATATCAGACACTTTGTCCTCCTGTGTTGTTGTATCCTCAGCGGTTGCTTCGGAATTCTCTGGTGTATTTGTTGCAACTACTTTTTCAACTTTCGCTGATGCAATTGCTGGATCAGACACCAAACTGACTTCATGTAAAGAACTCTTTGAAATGACCATTGCGCCATCTTTGTTATCCCAAGCATCAACCATTACGCCAACGGAAAATCCATCGCGCAAACCTGTTGCTGCTTCCTCAAGTGCATCATCAGCTGCAAAAGTTTTAGCAAGTTTGAATGTACCCTCAAGACCATTCTCATTTGCTGTAATGTCAATTAATTTGCCTAATGGGCGAGTTTTGTCGTGTTCTAATAACAACTTGACAGGCTTTGAAAAATCAATGCTGTCTTTTGCGAACACAGTTCTACCGGCTGAGGTATTTCCAGCTTCATTCCAAGCAACGATCTTTCCTGAGATTGTGCGCTTGTTTGTATCGGCAGCGGTTATGGTAATTGGGAAGTTAATCTTCATCGGATTAAGTCCTCCTCCTCTTGGATTTGTTCGACACTCATCGCGCCGATGCGGTTTAGGATTTCATAAACTTGAGCACGCTCTAAAGCAGAACCTCTCAAGAAATCATCAATATCAAATCGAACTTCAACGCCATTAGGAACAAAATCAGCAGCAGATAATCTTTGCTCAATAGGTGTAATAATATTTCTCAAGCTGAAATCGATAAGTGCTTTTCTTTCCATTACAGTCGTGCTGTATGTCATGCTGGTAGTTTCAGCAGATACGAATGAAGCAGGAATACCAACTGCGCGAGCAATTTCAGTTGCAAGATATTGGCGTGCTTCGTTTAATTGAAGTTTTGCTGGATCAAATCCAAGTGCAGTTAATTCAACATCAGCATTTAGAAATGCAGTTGCTCTAGTTGATCTTGCAACTTTCCATGATTCTAAAAGTTTTGTAATTCGCTCTGGAGTAAGGTTTGTACCATTTGATTTTAATACCATTGTTGGAACTGGCTCTTTTGCATAAAGTTCAGCAGCCTTTTCCAATTCTTGTGCAGCTCTAATTGTGCGACCTGCTCGATTTAATACGCCTTCATCTAATCCACTAAATACAATAATTGATCCAACGCCACTTGCAGGAATATGCATGCCATCAATTAGATATTCTGTAATTTCTGTTTGTGCAGCATTTGTGTTATATGTAATTCGGTTTGGTGCAACTCTTGTCCATGCGCGGATTCTGCTGTTATCTGATGCAGCATAGGAATCTAAAACTTGACCATAAGCAACGCCATGAAATAATAAATCCTCAGCGATCCATGCATAAATTGCAGAACCAGCAATTCTTGGATCTGGTTGCATGATTACTCTATTTGGATCTAAATGTTCTTTTGTAAAATGATTATATGTTTCTAAAGGTAGTGATCCAATTGTTGAGCAAATGATATTTCTTGCTCTTGCTAATGAAGGAACTGACATCGCTTGTTCACGAGTTGCAGTTTGTGCTCCTAAGAACAATCCGCCAAATGCTTGTTGTAAATTAAATGGCGTATTTGCAGCAGCAACATCTGTTTGAATTGTTGGTGTATGATTTGTTAGAAATCTATCGAATAATCCCATTGATACATAATATACCATAATGTCGGAATTATCCTACTTGTATGTCAATTTCCGTTTCTGGTTGTGTCGCAAAATAAGTTGCTAAAGCCGATGCGACAGCTGCACAAACTGCCACTCGGCTCGCTCGCCTTCCAATAACCCAACTACCATCCCCAAATGGCAATTTAGCTGCTGAAAGGG